GATTGCGCTGTGTTTTCGGCTTTATCAGCCTTTTATACAGAGCGACACTGTTACAGTGCCGTAACTGTCCCAGACGGGATAGAAGCCCCTGGGCGAACTTAACCCCGGAGCGTGTGCGTTTGATCCGGCTGGTGTAGAAGCGCTTAAGAGCACGCTTAAGCCTCTTAAGGTTCTTCTTACGCAGCAGGACATAGCCGCGCCCGAAACGGTAGCCTAAAGCGTTCGGCAGACGCTTCGTGATACGGAACTTCTGCCAGTTATCTTTAAGCTTAAGCCCGTGAGCTTTCAGCCAGGCAGATACTACCCGGATGATCTCCGTAGCGTCCCTCTTCCGTCTTGTTAAGATGGTGAAGTTATCCATGTACCGGACATAATGTGTAGCGATCTTCCGGATCTCCTGGTCAAGCGGCTGCAGCAGACTGTTAGCGAACCACTGGCTGCAGTACGCTCCGATCAGGACACCGTCCGCGATCACGCGTTCGATCAGATCCAGTACGCGGTGATCCTTGATAAGCTGCTTCATCCTCCGCATGACCACTTCCGGAGTCAGACTGTTATAGAAGTGCCGGATATCCAGTTCAACACACCAGTTGGCGCCTTTCCGGTTTATCCATTTTTTCATGGCCTTAATGCCGTAATGTGTGCCGCGGCCTTTGATGGATCCACAGCACCAGTGATCCATACCGCGCATCAGTACCGGCTCTATCGCCTGGATAAGAGCGTGGTGCACGCACTGATCCGGCCAGATCTTAGGCTCCGATATCTCCCGCCACTTTCCGGCGTTCGCATCGTATCTCTTAAGGATCCTGACCTCGGAAGGTACGAAGCCGTTGACGATGAGCTCCCTAAGCTCTCCTACATACTTCTCCGTGTTCTCTTCCATGCGTACTACGGTCTTATTGCGCTGCACCGGATACCGGATCCAACGGTGAGAGTCGCATACGGTAGCTATGGCTTCTGTTAAGTTTTCATCAGATATAAGTTTCTCGAAAAGATGTCCTACTCTTTTCATGGGTTATGTCTCCTTGTTGTCTATGGACGTTTCCTGCGCTCTTTCGAGAGTACTAAGCCCACCCCTAGCGACACAATCTTGACCAAGAGGTCAGCGGCATCCGTACCGATATGTTAACCCTCATAAGAGGGACATACCCCATAATGGCTGTGTAGCCGGAGCAAGGAAAAGGCAGCCGATGTTACCGTTGGAGTTCGACGCCTGGTTGTTACCGTTCAAGTAGAAAGCGCCGTTGTTCTGGTTCTGGTTGTAATTACCGCCCACATTCAGCACTACACCTGATGAGTTATAGTTGCAGTTGTCGTCTAAACGTGACACCAAGCTGATGGTACAGATACCCCTATATGGTTATTTGTTAATTAGGTTTCCCTCTGCAGTAAATCATTCTGATCACCTCTATAGTTCTATCTAATCGGGGGCTGGCGCCCCCGGACCCCCTCAGGGTAGCTTTTGGAGACGGCAGCCGATGTAACCGTAGGAGCCCGACGCCTGGCCGTTACCGTACAAGCAGAAAGCGCCGTAGCTCCGGCCCTGGCTGTAATTACCGCCCACAAACAGCACTACACCTGATGAGCTATAGACGCAGCCGTCGCATACATAAGTCCCTTCCGACGCACTATGGTCAGAGGGGTACAGTGCATACTCGAAGCCGTCCGCGCTCGGTGTATTCCATGCTTTTATATACCCGGAAGATCCGGTGCTCCTCGTTCCGACTTTGGTACCGCCGGTACTGTCAGAGAAGGCAGAAGGATCTTTAATACAGTACACGTCAGCAGTACTGAAATAAATGCCGTCGCACCAGTCTCTTACATTGCCCCACCAGTCCTCAATATAGCGGTACTGTGTTCCGGAACCGTATGTTGTACGGCTGGACTGCATTGTACCGGTATGATAGCCCATGCTATCGGTAGCACCGGAATTATGTGTATTGCTGTTATCACCACACCCGTAGCCGATCACTTTCTGGCTGTCCCAATCCGCGAACTCTACCAGGTACAGCATGTTAACCGTCCACCACATAGCGTAGTCCATCTGCCAGATCTTAGAGCCTAAGTTATGAATGGAGCTGCGGGCCGTAGATCTTGTGATAGAAGCCTGTGGCTTAACACCGCTGGTAGACTTATAGGTCGTTGTGGCGCAGTGATAGCGGCCGATATAGACATAGTCACGCTCTCCGCTGCCATCGCCTCTGTCGGCGTGTGCGGGGGATACCAGGAAGCCTTCCTGGGGGCCGTCCGCGATCTGCAGCTTCATCGTGGATCCGTTGCGCGTCCACTTGTAGTAGTACTTCGGGATCTTGACCAGCTTACCCGCATCCGCGTCGTCTACGATCTCTATACCCGCCCAAGGCATGAGAGTATCGAAGGGGCTGCTGCCGCCGCTGCCATTCAAAGCAGGTACAGGATCAGTGAAGCTTGCAGCACCGTCGGTACGGCTCATAGCAGAAGAGCTGGTGCCGTCCCACTCTACGCCGTAGACCTGCACGAAGGTAGCGTCTACGGCTACCTGTTTGGTCAGGGCTTCGTAGTTGGTAGAAGCTGCTATGCTGATCGTTATGGTGGCGGTACCAGTTGCCTCGTTTACGTTGCTGATTGTGACCACGTTACCACTCACAGAAGCCGTGGCGATCGTATTATCGGAGCTTGTGGCCCCGGATACAGTACCCGTGGCATCCGTTACCGTTACCGTCACGCTTAAGTGATCCGGATCCAGCTCTACGCTGTCCGAAGACAGGGTAGCGGAGCCTGCTGCCTTGGCGATACTCCAGCTCACCGTCTTGGCGGTCTGTGTGTTATCACTCCATGCGTAGTCCGACTTCGGTGTGAAGGACGCGCTGTAGGTTCCTGCATCTGTCCCGGTGAGCCCGGTAGCGTCCATCTTAGTAGGATCATAGTCGCTAAAGGTCATAGTCTGCAGCGTGCCATCATAGGTAAGAGAAGCACTGGGTGTAGGCAGGGTAAGTACCTCCCTGGCCGGTGTTACGCTGAGCGCTGTACCGGGTGTATAGGTGCCGAGCTTCGTATACGGGAAGAAACGATAATAATACGTTGTGCCGTACTCCAGGGTAGCGGGATCTTCCCATCCGGGAGACGAAGAAAAAGCGTTACGGACTGTATTATCCAGCACGACCGTACCGTCGGTGGGATCCGTGGGCGCGCTTCCAGCTTTCCTGACTACCAGGGTGCCGGCCCATTCTGCTATTACAGCTCCGCCGCTGGTCACGTCACTCGGATCAGACCAGATCAGTTTCACCTTCTGCAGCGTGGCGCTTATACTGGATCCGGATACATCCTGGAGCTTCACACCGTTTTCCATGATCAGATCCACGGAAGCCTTAAGCGCTGCATCATTATCCATGAGCTGCTTAAAAGGTATGTTGGTCACTGCTGCCGATACCGCGTCACTGCTTTCCAGTACGGGAAGCGTGCCGCTGTACTCCGGGCTTACAGGGGTATAGTTTGTCATGTCAGCACCTCCTTAAAAGATATCGTCGATGGTAAAGGTCAGCGCTTCGGTGTTGTCCTTACTTTTAGCCGGGAAGGTCTTAATGCAGGCCAGGTCACCGTTACTGTCTACCAGCGCGATCTCAGATATATCGGTACCGGCCAGCTCCGAAGTCGTGAGCCTGCAGGCATACTGTACCGTGGTGTCCGACAGCGGTGTTACAGCGGTCAGATCCTTCCGCATCAGCTCATTATTGAGAGCTGTAGCAGTGGAAGCCGGCGCGATCGGGTCGCCCTGAGCATCCACGCCACCGTCACCGAAAGCCATCCTAGTGATCGTAGGCAGCGTGCCAAGCCCGGCACGCGCTTTGACCATCGCCTTACGAGCAGTTACTGTAATGATTGCGTTTGCGTTCATAATACTTCCTCCTCCATGTATGAGTCGTATAATATGGTGCCATCATAGATGTACACACCGTTGTACAGGTAACAAGGATCTGACCTTCTCGACATAGCCGCCCGGATATCCTCTGTGCTCTCAATAGACAGGCCTACTATGGTCTCGCCGTCTATCTGTTCCGGAGAGTTGAACTCCATCTCCACGGTCAGTGTGGTAGAGATGTCCTCACTCTCGTATAGCAGCGTAAAGAAGCGGAAGTCGTTATAGATATCCGTCTCTCCATAGCTGGGCGGTATGTCGTGATACTCGATATCTGGCCCGTCCACATCCTGGGTGATCCGGCAGGTTACTTCGATCAGGTGGCTCCTGGCATTCTTGACCTGCCCTATCGTCTTCATGAAACGGCCCACAGTGTCATTGGTGAGCTGTGTGCTTATCCACACTTTGAAGGTACCAGGCGTACCGGAGTACTCGAACCACTCCTCCACATGACCGTCTCCGAAGATATCCCTGGCCACGCTCTCTACTGCTGCCCTGGTACCCAGGTGCTTATGCACCTCATCGGCATTTTTGACCAGCTCTCTACGCACTTCCAGAGAGCGGTCAGACTTCGGAGCATACCAGTCCACATCCAGCTCCCAGGCTAAAGCATCTATCCACTCCTCGGGAAGCTCGTCGATAAAGCCCCAGTCAGACAGCCACTCGACCTTCTCGCCCATGCTCCGGATCGTTGGGTCTATCGTCCGAGCTATGGCTACATCGTCCTTCTCTTTCCGCATGAAGAGCGGAAGGAGCTTCTCTGTCTTACAGTCTTTTAGCCTCATTCTTCCACCACCTCATGTGTTATGGTCACTGTCCCGCACTGTGCTACCTGCTTAGCGCCTACCGTAGCTGCTGCCGGATAGGTTATATCCATCCTCAGGCACCCGGTACCCTCCGAAGGGGAGAGACACATCGCCAGGAGCTTATCAGGGTTGATGTTACGGCCCATCGCGCCGGACTGCCACTTCTTGAACTGATCAACAGCACCACCGGCGCCCTCGATCGTAGCCACACAGTCTGCTTCATCCTCTGCCGTTGTATAGTATTTCATGGTGATATCGTAGCTCACCGCAGTGGGCGCCTTGGCCGTCACCTGATCGGTAAGCGGCCGTACATCGTCCGCGCCGCATATAGCCTCTACCTTATCCAGGATCGTCTGAGACGGGATCCCACTGTCGGTGAGCACATAGATATCGACCTCGCAGGCGTCCGGGCTATCGACTACCACATCGATGATTGAGCTGTCCGCGCTCTTAGCGTAATATTGATAAGCCTTAGTGGGGCCTGCGGTCGAAAAAGTACTGTTGGAAAGCCGGATACGCTCTCTGTACTCGTCATCCGGTTCTGCATCCGCGCCTCCTGCAGTGGTCGCGGTGTTGGCAGCAGTCGCCACGCCTTCGATCAGATCCACGAGCTGAGCGATAGCGTTAGCGCCGAAGCCGTTACCGTCCGATCCTGCTTCCGTGCAGGTAGCGTTCACGGTGCCGTTGGTGGATCCGGCTGTGATCGTCAGATCCGCGTCCGTAGCGAAGTAGATGTCGCCGTCGTTCGTGATCAGGGTGCCGGCAGGGATCGTCAGATCATCCGCCAGGGCTTCGTCCAGGGTAAACTTGAACGGAGCGCTGGCCGGAGTTGCCGGCAGGCGTTCTACGCCCATGCGATAGCCCAGGGCATCCAACATATCCCCGACCGCGTACTGCAGCGTCTTACCGTTGGCGGCCACATTACACTGGTTAGCCATGGAGACGATGATCTGCACCAGGGCTTCTATGAAGATCCGGCGCTCATCACCGGGATACAGCGGTTCCCCGATCTGTACTTCCACGGCCTGGACGATACTGTTGTAAAGTGTTGACGCGTCAATCTCTATCAGTTTGAGCATTTTATATACCTCCTATCAGCCATTCCCGGTAGCCACCATAGCGCCTATCAGGTACCGGCCTTTTAATACGTCCTCCATAACCAGGTTAATATCCTCTGCTGCCGCCCTCGGCTCATAGTTCTTAACATTCCAGATAGCCTCCGTGACCACTTCGCCCATCACCTTCGTAAGGGGCTGGTCGGAGAGCTCAGCGCTCATTCCCTTGCACCGCTCGTACGGGTTCTCCCCTCTCACGATGGAGAGGAGGTTAAAAACGCACTGTTGCGGTGTACCGTTACCGACTGCCAACATATTCCCGCCTCCTTATACTCTCTCACCGGCGCGGATCCGTCTCTGCAGATCCGCTACCTCATCCTTAAGCTTCTTCTTTTCTTCCTTCTTTTTCTTCTTGTCGTCCTTCTGCTTCTGCTTCACCATCGCCTTAACGTGGGGATCCGGGCAGACCTTAAGAGCACTCCAGTAGCTCTCCGGTACCTTGGAGGGATCCTCTACCCAGAGCTGCAGGAGCTTCTTCATGCTCTCGGACGGGTTCTGCAGACTGGCTTTGATGATAGCTTGGTCCTGCGTCTCCGCCAGAGTAAAGCTCACCGTGGCCTTGGTAAGTCTTCCGATCTCGTCCATCTCGGTACTGCCGACCTGGATCTTCTTAAGCTGCATCTGATAGATGGTAAGAACTCTCGGATAGTTCGCCATATAGACTTCCCCTGTCTGGGGATCCGTAGCAAAGAACTCACAGCCCACGACAAGCGGGCCGACATAACCCAGCATCCCGCGGATCTCTTCGATCTTTCCCAGGATGTCTGTAGTACCGGTAGCCACCTGGTACTCCGTCTTGAACGTCACCTGGGCGCTTTTGAGCTTCGGCACGATGTACTTTTCCTTCTGTGTCTTGACCTTTTCCTTGCCCTTTTTGCCCTTTGTGATCACGTTGCCGTAGATATCACGCGCCACGGAAGCGGTGGCCTTGGTCTTCACGGAAGCACTTTCCAGCTCATAGTTCCAGGCCAGATCCTTCATGCGCTCCACGCGGCCCTTTGTCACGGTGCCGTCCATGTTAAGGGTACGCTGTCGCACACCCCAGCTTAAGTTATACCAATATGCCATTACATTTTCTGCCATTTACTTATCCTCCAAAAGACGGAACCACAGCTTGGTCTGCTGTTTGATCAGATAGTACCGGGCCCGCGTGATAATGACGGGCTTGTCTTTCCAGTAGTCGTTCGTGATCTTGATCTTGGAACCCGGCATAAGCGTATCCAGGACACTGTTACAGAGTATCGATCCACACTTCCGGTCACGATTTGCATACCGAAGCATATTCGTAGCGAAGCGGTTGGCCTGCCCGATACTTTCCAGCTTCCGATCCGTGGAGAAGTATGCCTTCTCTCCCTTGTTGGTACCTGCCTTTCCGGTAGTCTTGCCATCACTGACCTCACACCCGGTGTACAGGTCTTTATCCGTGATCCTGCAGCTGTCCGCCTGCAGCGTATAGTCTGACAGCTCCAGGCTATCCAGGTAGGCGTCCGACATGATACGGAGCGTGCCGTCTGACACGATCATGGAGCACCCTTCCAGCTTGCACAGGTTCGACAAGAAGATCAGGTCGCTCTCGCCCTTCTGCTCGATACCTTCGTACTTCTGATCCGTCACATCGTAAAACTTGACCGCAAGGCCTAAGCGTGTGCCTACATTACGGGCCAGCTGTGTAAAGCTGGCGTTTTTCCAGCCTTTGACCTGCCCGATCTGGTGGTTAAGCAGCGGTGCACAGTCCAGCACCATCTCAGCGCCTTCCTGTCTGACCGCCGTGACGACCATGATACCGCTGTCGGCATGGTCGTCGCTGGCCTGCAGCTTATCCCCGCGCTTCGGAGCCCAGCCCGTCCACTGGCCCTGTGAGTTATCGAAAGCGATAGTCATAGTGTCGATATGCCCGTCCAGGTACTGGTTAAGCTCACAGTGCGTTATGGTGGTCATTTTGTCGGTGATCTCTGCACCTTCGTATACAAGCTTCATTCAGTCCTCCAGGGCGGAGCCGTTCCCGGTGTCTCCGCTGCTTCCTCTACTACCGGCACCAGCACTTCCACATCTGCATCGAAGATCAGGACATCTGCCAGTAAAGGGTTAGCATTTATGATGACACTAGCCATCTTTTCATCTGTGTAAAATTCAAACGCGATACTGTCGAAGGTGTCACCCTCGACAGTCGTGTATACCATATACTCATCCATAAGCCATAGCCGCCTTTCTGCTCAGGAACTCTTCCAGGACATCCATAAACTCTTCCTCGTTGTCCCTCAGAGCCTGCATAACGGTGTCGTAGTCTGCGTTACCCTGTATCGTCACGTTCGGGGAGAAGGTTATCGTATTCCCACCGCCCCCGGAGGTCTTGGCGTTGCTGGCCACCGTATCGACTGCCGTAGGGTTAGCACCCAGGAGCTTACCGGCTCTCGCCCAGTAGGAAAGGTTTTCCTGGCGATATGCCGGATCAAAGCTGATCACGGCCTCGGTACCTGCCTCACCGGCGATAGACACACCCTCCGTGAAGCCGCCTCGTGCGAACTCCGGTATAAGCGGGATATTGACGCCGAAGGTAGTACCGCCGTATACGGGTACCCAGTCCGGGATCTCCACGGAGATACTGTTGATAGCTTCCAGAGCCTTATTGATCAGAGCCACCACCGCATTGAGGGGAGCCTTAAGGAGCCCGGCCAGCGCATTGAAGGCCGCTGAGAAGATAGTCTTGACATTCTCCCAGGCGCCTTTCCAGTTGCCCGTGAACACGTTTTTGATGAAGTCGATCACGGCATCCAGGATGATCTTAAGCTGGTCTATGGCGTTGATGATACCCTCGATCACGCCGGATACCACGTTGCCTACCTGGTTGGCCACGAACTCTACCAACGGGGTAAGAGCTGTGAGCACGGCCCCGATAAACTCGATGATAGGCGGCAGGCTCTTGAGGATCAGGTCGATCAGAGGCTGCAGCGCTGTAAGGATCTGTACGATCGGGGGCACAAGTGCCTGGATCAGACCCATCAGCGGGGGTATAATAGAAGTCATCAGCTGGTTAAGTACCGGCATAATGGCCTCGAACAGGCTCTGCAGTATAGGCATCAGAGCTTCCCCGATAGGAGCTACCAGCTCTATCACCTGACCTATGATCTGGCTGATCCAGTCGATGATCGTAGGAAGGTTGGCCACTATGAAGTTGACCAGGTCTATCACATAAGGCATGAGCGCCTCGATAGCCGGCCCGATGATAGCGCCGACATTATCCGCTACCTGCATGATCACGTCCAAGAGGGGCGGGAGCGCCACGGCCAGCGTGTCAAGCATCGTCTCGATGAAGGGGCTGAGCTTCTCCATCGCTTCCCCGATCTTAGGTAAGACCTTAGCGGCCAGATCCTTAACGACCGGGATAACTTTGCTCATCGCTCCGGATATCAGAGGGATCACCTGTCCTGCCGCATCCGCGATCAGGGGCATGGCGTCCTCTGCTATGTTCAAAAGTTCCTTAGCCAGGGGCTCAAAAGCCACCTGGGCCTGCTGTTTGATAAGCTGCAGCTTCTCCGGGAAGCTCATGGTGTCTTCTGCAGCTTTCATAATCGTCTCATCAGAAGCTTCCAGTGCAGCTGTCAGATCTTCCACGGACAGCGTACCCTCCCGGATTGCTGTCGCCATCGTGGATCCGGCACGCGCTCCGAAGACTTCGCTGGCTATAGCCGTAGCTTCTGCAGCGCTCCCCGCGTTCTTAATCGCTTCTGTGTATTGTGCAAGGCCCTCCGAAGCACTCAGGCCGTCCTTTGCCATCGTAGTGACGGACTTCTTTAAGGCGCTCATCACCTCACTGGTGTTAACGCCGGCCTTATCGAGCTGGCCTACCAGGGCGGTAGCTTCTTCGAAGGTAAAGCCCATCTCCTGCAGCTGAGGTCCGAAGCTCT